GTCAGTCATAATAATATATCCTAGTAAGTAATTGAAAGTTTAGTTTATCAAAAAATAGATGCAATAGCAAGCACCTATCGCAGAGAAAAAAAGCACCATAGCAAAAAGGAATTTATTTATTGAGTCAAGTAGATTTTGCATAACGCGCCCTTTTCCGAGTTGATGCAAGCATTTTACAGGATTAAATTGCATTTGTCAAAGAACATTTTGTTATAAGCAAGGGGGCGGTTAGACGACTTGGTTATAAGCAGCCCGCGCGGGCTCCCCCACACGTACAACTCAAGAAATTTTCAAAAACGAAAAGGGTGTTACAAAAAAATTGTCATAAAACTGTCATAAAATTATGGTATAATTGTCATAATTCGAAATAATTCGAATAAGCGAAGGAGAATAATATGAAATTGAAGGAAATTTTATGGGGGCCATGGCAACTTACTGTATATTTGATCGCGGGCACCATTCTGTTTGCAACTTTACCAAGTGCAGATCCGTATGTGGAATATAAATACAAGCAAAGTCTTGACACGAGTTCAAAGACAAGTAAGTATTTGCGAGCCGGGTACAAGTTTGAAAATAATTTTTATGTGGAAAGTGGAAACGACTCTGCCGAAATCGGGTATAAGAAAATTTTTGGCAATCTGGTAGTGAAGGGTAAGATTGAAAGTACGAACGATTTTGATAAAAATGGTCTCGAAACAGAAGTAAGATACACATTTAAGTAACAATGTACCCGCTTCGGCGGGTATCTCTTTTAGATACTCGAAAATAATTCTTGACATTGTATGCCTGCTGGCGTATAATGAATACCTACGAAAAAAATTTCTTGACAACCAATCTCTATTTGAGTATAATTTCAAACATGGCAAAAGAACTAACTACAATTAGTCCAGAGGGGCTAGAGATAGCGAATAGTTATCTTCAATATGGAAACATTCGCGGTGTATGCGAATACCTTCAGGTACCAGAACAACGAGTAGTTGATGCGTTAAATACACGGGAAGTAAAAAAGTACATTGACACAGTGTACCTAGACATGGGTTACCGTAACAAGAATAACATCGGTTCCTTATTAGACGAAATGATCGCATCCAAACTAGAAGAAGCTCAGGAATCTGGTGTATACTCTAGTAAAGATTTAGCCGATCTACTACAAATGGCACATAAAATGCGAATGGATGAGATTAAAGCACAAGCTGACCTCGCCAAAGCAGAAGGGAGCAATATCAAAAACCAGACGAATGTGCAGATTAACGAGGCTGTACCATTTGGACAGGGGAACTATGGTAAGCTTATGGACAAATTACTCAATGGAACAGAATGAATCAGAACAATTTAAAGCAGACCTAGAACAATTTAGAGCAGTTCTTCCGACTGTCGCGAAGCTTGAAATGGAACTTGCTACACATGAAGTTCAGTGCGAGGAGCGTTGGAAGACTACCTTTACTAGGTTAGAAACTATTGAGACCACTTTACAAAAGATGGACTCTAGAATGTTATCGATAGGAGGAACTGTTATATTGTTCTTAGCGGGTGTGTTGGTGACCCTACTTACCACACTATAATGCTTGCCGAGATAGCTGCAGCAAATGCTGCCTTCTCCGTAATAAAGACCGCACTTAAGAATGGAAGAGAAATCTATGATGTGGGTGACACAGCTACAAAATACTTTGACAATAAAGCAGCAGTAGCTAAAAAAGCAAAGCGCGGAGGCAACAAAAGTGAGCTTGCGGCTTTTCTAGAGTTACAAAAGCTACAAAAAGAAGAAGAGTGGCTTAAAGAACATATGATTTATGCAGGCGATCCCGGAATGTGGGAGGCTTGGTTACAGTTTCAAGCTGATTGCAAACGTAACAGACAGGCGCAAGCTGCAGCGGCCCGCCGTAAAAAGTTAGAAAACCAGAGAATAATAGGAATATTCTTAAAAGCAATTGCAGCAATAATAGTAATAATACCTTTAGCAGGAATAGTCGTAAAGGCCCTGTTATAAGAGGGCACTAGCCCGAAGGAGAAAATTATGCCAGCAGGAAAAGGAACTTACGGAAAAAAACGCGGTCGTCCCGCAAAGAAAGGTAAGAAGAAAAAAGCTATGGGGTTAACCGCAAAACAAAAGAAACTGCCTATGGCACTACAAAAAGCCATTATGAGGCGCAGAAGAGGTAAAAAATAATGGATAGTTATAAGTTTGAAAGAAGAGGTAGGTTTTATTTTGTGTGTGATTGTGGAGCAAAACATAAGTTTACCACTGAAAAAGCAAGAGACGAATTTGCCGCAACTCAAAACTGCGCAAAAGACTACGTCAAAGAGCCTGAAAAGGTATTAGAGACTATTGATGCCACGGAAGAAGCGAAAATCACCAGCGAAGAAGAAACCAATACCTACAAACAAAAGACTTTATTCTTCAGTAAAAAGCCTAGTAAAGAGGAAGTTTAAAGTATACCCTTCGGCGTATGCAAATGCTTTTTTAGTAAAAGAGTATAAACGTCGAGGCGGTAAGTACCGCATGGGAGTCAAGAAATGAGTCTCAAAAAATGGTTTAAAGAAGAGTGGGTAGATATCTCCCGTCCAAAGAAGGGCGGAGGCTATGAGAAATGTGGTAGAGGCAAAGCAAAAAGCAGCAAATACCCAAAATGTGTTCCCAAAGCAAAAGCAGCTCGTATGACCGCAGCACAAAAGAAGTCTGCAATAAGTCGTAAGAGAAGAGCAGGAAATCCAGGTGGCAAACCCACTATGGTAAAAACCTTCGTCAAAAAGAAGCGTAAAGCACGGATGAGACGAGGTAAGAAATAAAGTGTCAAGTGGCACTTTATAGGAAGGCCCTTCCCCGGTATATCGGATTCATCTTACTAAGGGCAGGAAAATACGGAGAAACTGATGAAGTATTTAATTATAGTATCTGCACTAATTCTAGGAGCTTGCGGAACCATGAATGCAGCCATTGACGGCACGCAGGCAATGGTAAACAAGACTCTAGGCGGAGTAGGAAATACAGTAGCAGATATAGCAGTAGCCGCAGGACAAGACGTCAAAGGTGTCGTCGATTCCGGCAAGCAAGAAAAGGAGTAAACTTTATGCCAGCAAAGCGAAAAACGAAAAAGAAAGACTCAAGACTGAAACGGGCAGGTGTTAGCGGTTATAATAAACCCAAACGTACTCCAGGCCATGCTAAAAAGTCTCATATCGTTGTAGCTAAAGTTGGCACTAAAGTGAAAACAATTCGTTTCGGCCAGCAGGGAGCTAATACGGCAGGGAAGCCCAAGGCTGGAGAATCTGAAGCAATGAAAAAGAAGCGTGCATCTTTTAAAGCAAGACACGCTAAGAACATTGCTAAAGGCAAGATGTCAGCAGCATACTGGGCGGATAAAGTTAAATGGTAGATGACAAGAAGTTTCACCCCGCAGATACAAACGGCGACGGACAAGTATCCAATGTTGAACAAGAAATGTATCTGGAGTTCCGAAGAAAAGAACTAGAAGATCAAGATGCACAGCGTGATGCAATGCGAAAGATGACATGGTTTTCTCTTTGGGGAATGTTATTTTATCCTTTCGGTATATTCTGCACATCATTATTTGGTTTAGATAGCGCCGCAGAAATAATTGGTGATATTGCTCCCACATACTTTGTAGCTATCGCAGCCCTGGTTTCAGCTTTCTTTGGAGCCAACGCATATGCAGGGAAAAAATAATGATTGAACTTATAACAACTTTTTGGCAGTGGTCTATATTAATAACAATAATTATACTCAGTTATATAGTAAACAAACTTGATAAACCAGATCTGAAGCGTATTGATTTTGAGTATAAGAATATGCCAAAGATGCAGCCAGTGCCTATCGCGACAGCCAGTAAAGGTTTCTGGGGCGCAATACTAATGTGGTTAATGGGTACTCGACAGTGGATAGTCACAGAAGATTTTTATTATTCAATAAGTGGTCAAGGTTATAAGATTCCAGCAGGCTTTCAGTTTGATGGAGCATCGGTTCCTAAGTTTTTAGCAACATTTCTATCACCTGTAGGAGTATTGCTGATGGGTGGCTTAGTTCATGACTACGGTTATAAGTATGCCACTCTAATGAAGAAAGACGGTAGTAATATTGGTTATCAGAACCAAAAATATATGGATGGTCTTTTTCGAGACATCTGTATCGAAGTAAACGGCTTTTATGCCCTTAATTACCTCGCATACTGGGCACTGCGTTTAGCAGGGTTTGTAGCTTGGAACGGTCACAAAAAGAGAGGTACTCATGTTAAATAATCTCAAAGAAAAGAAAGATGCATTAATACTTATAGGCCTTTCCGCCGCAGTTTTACTGTTTGGAAATTTACTAGCCTGGGCTGGTATAGCCTATGGAATTTGGACACTAACACAAGAAGATTAATATGCCCGTTGAAGTAAGTAGAAGAGATATTATCTCTGATGAAATAGTTGAATTAAGATCTGAGACAAGGTTTCTCAAACTGCCAATAGCTCCGTATATGGAGTTATTGAATGTCACACCACTACCTTCGCAGATAGCAATTATCAATGCGATTAATAATCCCAAGTATCGTTTTGTTTCTGCCGCTGTCTCTCGGCGGCAGGGAAAAACGTATATAGCTAATATCATTGGACAGCTCGTGTCTTTGGTCCCTGGCTCTAACATCCTAATAATGTCACCTAACTACTCCCTGTCTCAGATCTCTTTCGACTTACAAAGAAACTTAATAAAACATTTTGATTTAGAAGTTACAAAAGATAACGCTAAGGATAAAGTTATCGAAATTTCTAACGGGTCTACGGTAAGAATGGGCTCTATTAATCAGGTTGATTCCTGTGTTGGTAGATCCTATGACCTTATTATATTTGATGAAGCAGCTCTTGCTGATGGCAAGGATGCTTTTAACGTTGCCCTGCGACCTACCCTAGATAAACAAAATTCAAAAGCAATTTTTATTTCTACGCCACGGGGTCGCAACAACTGGTTTTCCGAATTTTTCTACAGAGGTTATTCCGAAGAGTTTCCGGAGTGGTGCAGTATACGAGCAACTTATAAAGATAATCCACGCATGGCACAGTCCGATATTGATGAAGCACGAAAATCAATGTCCGAAGCAGAATTTAAACAAGAGTATGAAGCTGACTTTAATACTTATGAAGGTCAGATTTGGAAATTTAATTTTGAAACACAAGTAAAAGACTTGTCTCAGTTTGATACTACGAATATGGATGTCTTTGCGGGGTTAGATGTTGGTTTCAAAGATCCTACTGCAATGTGTGTAATTGCATATGACTGGGATGAGGACAAATACTATTTAGTAGATGAGTATTTTAATAATGAACGTACTACTGAACAACATGCAGTAGAGATACAAAAATTAATTGATCGCTGGGATATTGATTTTATCTATATAGATTCCGCAGCACAGCAGACTCGTTTTGATTTTGCACAGAACTATGATATTAGTACTATTAATGCAAAAAAGTCTGTACTTGATGGCATAGGCCACGTATCTGCACTCATTGACAACGATAAGCTATTTGTTCATCAAGAATGTAAACAGTCCTTGAGTTGCCTTGATGCGTATCAGTGGGACCCCAATCCCAATCTAATGAAGGAAAAACCGAAACATAACATGGCTTCGCACATGGCAGACGGTATGCGCTACGGCTTGTACTCATTTCAAACAGCACAGGTATCCTTCTAGCGATACCTAGTTAAAAATAGTTATTGACAAGTTACCCTAAAGCCGATATAATTCTTTAGATAAAAATTGAGGAATCAAAGTAAAATGCCTAAGCTAAAACGCGATGTAGTAAAATATGTACGAGATAAGGCAAAGTCTAAGTATGCAAAGGGTTCCTCTTGTGAGATTTGTGGTGAGACAGAGCAGTTAGATTTTCACCACTTTTACAGTTTAACACCTTTGTTGAATCAATGGTTAACAAAGAACAAACACAATCCTGAGTACATACAAGCACTTCGGGATGACTTTATAGAAGAGCATCATGCTGAGCTATACGACCACACAGTTACGCTGTGTCATACTCACCATTTAAAACTTCATTCAATTTACGGTAAAGACCCTGGGCTTGGAACAGCAAAGAAACAAATGCGCTGGGTAGAGATTCAAAGAGAAAAACATAATGGCATGGTATAATAATTTATTTAGTAAGGAACCCGCCGATGTAGAGGAGAAATTGAATCCTGCTCAACAATATATGGGCAAAGAAACTGAATCGTCAAGAGAGCCTAACTTTAGCTATGAAAGAGCTTATGAAGACTTAGAAATTGTTAATCGCGGCGTAAATATGATCGTTGATGATGTATCTGAGATTCATACTTTAGTATCGCGCAATAATGCTTTTAGAGGTGTAGTGCCTGGAATTAAAAGATCTAAAGTGGAGACTCTTTTAAATAAGTCTCCTAATCCTTACCAGGATATTAATAGCTTCAAACGCAATCTAGTAACTGACTATCTTATAGACGGAAATATATTTATATACTTTGATGGTGCTCATTTGTACCATTTACCTGCAACGGATGTAAAAATTCATTCAGATAAAGAAACATATATTGAAAAGTTTACAATGCATAATGTTACGTTTGCTCCAGAAGAAATTATACATATTAAAGAAAATTCTTTTCACTCCATTTATCGTGGAGTTCCACGGTTAAAACCTGCACTTCGTACTATGGTTCTTATGAGAAATATGAGAGCCTTTCAAGATAACTTCTTTAAGAATGGTGCGGTACCGGGATTGGTGCTCAAGTCACCTAATACGCTTTCTGAAAAGATTAAAGAACGTATGATGGTTTCCTGGCAAACAAGATATCGTCCAGATGCTGGCGGCAAACGCCCTCTTATTCTAGATGGCGGAATCGAAGTAGATAAGATTTCAAATGTAAATTTTAAAGAATTAGATTTTCAATCTGCAATTTCAGAAAATGAAAAGATTATTTTAAAGGCGTTAGGAATCCCTCCAATTTTAATGGATTCTGGTAACAACGCCAATATTCGCCCAAATATGCGACTATATTATTTGGAGACTATACTTCCTATAGTTCGAAAAATTAATTATGGACTAGAAAGATTTTTTGGTTTTGAGCTAAGTGAAGACATTACTAATATTCCTGCATTACAACCCGAGTTACGAGATTCCTCAGCCTATTATACTTCTTTAGTAAATGGCGGAATTATCACTGCAGCTGAAGCTCGAGAACGACTAGGCTTCGAGCCTATAGAGGGAACAGAAGATATTAGAGTTCCTGTAAATATTGCAGGCTCTGCAGTTAACCCAGATGAGGGTGGAAGACCCTCAGAAGAAGAAGGAGAATAATAAATGGCAGTTCGTCAAAAACAAGCAATTATAGATAAGGCAGTAAAACATTTTTCAGACTTTAATCTTCCTTTAACTATTGATTATAAGTCTTATGCTCAAATTATAGGTAGAGAAGCTATTTCTCCTATATCTGTAAAAAGAAGTTTTAAAGCATGGAAGTATCTTACTCATGCTCTTAAACTAAGGCACCCAGAGCTAGGAAAAGCTCCTACGCCTAAGCCAGCGCCTAAGCCTGCTCCGGAGCCTGCTCCAGAACCTAAATCAGTGCCTAAGCCTAAAGCACCAAAGCCTGCACCTAAGGCTGCGGTCAAGCCTGCTGTTAAACCAGCAGTAAAAAAGGATTAAGATATGAATAAGATCTTTAATCTTACGTCTACTTTCAAGACTCATGCACAGGACGATGGTTCTGTAATGATTCGTGGATTCGCAAGTACAGCTGACTTTGATCGCGCGGGTGACTCCATTTCGGCAGAAGCTTGGCAAAAAGGTGGACTAAGTAACTTTGAAAAGAATCCAATTATCTTGTTTAATCACGATTATGACAAGCCAATTGGTCGAGCTACAGGTCTGAAAGCTGGCCCTGATGGTTTGGAGTTGGAATGTAAAATTAGCAAGTCAGCACCCGCTAATGTTGCAGAACTAGTTAAAGACGGTGTTCTTGGGGCCTTTTCCGTAGGTTTCCGAGTCAAGGATGCTGATTATATTAAGGAAACCGACGGACTAATGATTAAGGACGCTGAATTATTCGAGGTATCAGTTGTATCTGTACCCTGCAATCAGTCAGCTACTTTTTCGCTCGCGAAGTCTTTTGACTCAGACGCTGAGTACGAAGAATTCAAAAAAACTTTCACAAATCGTGTAGATCTAGCAGGTCAGTCTCTGGCTAAGGATGAAGTTATTACTTCGGGAATAGCTAGTGACACACCTCAAAGCGCGGACATTAATTCCGCAGATCAGGAGATCAAGATGGATAATCAAAACATCGACTTGGAAGCTTTTGCAAAGAAGGTAGCTGAAGATACGGCTGCTAAGATTGCTATGAAGCAAGCCGAGCAAAAAGCAGCTGAAGAAGCAGAAGCAAAGGCAGTAGCCGAAGCAGAAGCTGAAAAAGCACAGGCTCTAGAAGCCGAAAATATTCGCGTCAAGACTGGCGTAGAAACCGGCGTTGAAGCTCTTATGGCTGACGTACAAAAGCAGCTTAATGAAAAAGACGCTAAGATTGACGAAGTTATTGCTAAGTATGGCAAAGACCTCGAAGAAAAGAATGCTGAAATCACTGCTATGCAGAACAGCAAGAAGTCATTCTCTGACCGCTCACAAGGCGATCTGACCAAGTTTGGTAAAGAGTTTATGACCGGCCATATGCTAGGTGTTATGACTGGCAAGGGTTGGGATACTAAGTATTCTCAAGATCTTTTCGAAAAAGCTGGTATTAACTATGCGGCAAACGCTGCTGGTATCGCACAAGGTGTTTCTACTCAAATTGAGAAAGAAATTATGCTAGAGCTTAAACTAGCTCAAGCTTTCCGTGAAATTACTATTAATTCACAAACTCAAGTATTGCCAATTCAAACTGATGCTGGCGCTGCTGCTTGGGGTAGCAATGCTGCTACTGGCGGTAACTTAGAAAACCTTCCACAAGGTAATGCTAACCAGTATAATGCTGAGCAAGTAATCCTGAAAGCTACTCGTCTTGTTTCTAGTACTTTCATGGATAACAACATTGACGAAGAAGTTCTTGTTAACTTGATGCCTATGTTGATTGAAGGCGTAGCTCGTGCACATGCTCGCGCTGTAGATAACGCTATCATTAACGGTACTGCAGGTGGTTCAGAAGGCTTTAACGGTCTAGAAGCTCTTGCTGGTGCTAACAAAGTAGACGCACTTGACGCTGTAGGCGGTACTGGTGTAGATACTGCCGTAACTGCGGCTGAGTTCCTTGCAGCTCGTAAGCTAATGGGTAAGTATGGCATGATGCCATCAGACCTGGCTTATGTAGTATCTCAGGCTCGTTACTACGACCTAATTTCTGATCCTGCATTTGCCGACATCACTGATGTAGGTTCTGATGTTGCTACTAAGATTACAGGTACTGTTGGCTCTATTTTCGGCACTCCAGTAGTTGTATCTGATCAGCTTGAAGGCGATGGTGCTAATGGCGGTACTGTAGGCTATGCGGTTAACATTAAGAACCACGTAATCCCACGTCTACGTGGCGTGTCTATTGAGCAGGACTACGAAGTAATGAACCAGCGTAACGTAATCGTTGCTAGCCAATCTCTTGGCTTCAACCAGTTGCGCGCTAACAATGGTACTACTGATGTATCTGTTGTTAAGCTGGTACGTACTGACACTTAATAGCTAAAAAAGCGTAAAAAACGAAGGGGAGATTTTCTCCCCTAAGTTTTTACTAATGGACTCCTAGATGGCAAATCTTATTACACTATCAACCTATAAAGATATGAAGGGTATAACTTCTAGTACCCATGATTTTGTATTGAGCACTCTTATTGAATCCGTGAGTCAATTAGTAAAAACTTATTGTGGTAACTCAATTGTTGATTATTATGCTACTAATAAGGTTGAAGAGTTTACTTTAAACTGGTCTACTAACGTTGTTCAGTTGACCGAAGTGCCTTTAAACACCGTAGTAAGTGTTGAAGAGCGCACTAACTTTTCTTCTCCTTATGTGTCTTTAGATACTTCTCTATATTATGCAGATACTTCCACTGACAGTATTTATAAAGTAGAAAATAGTTGGCCCACAGGCTTAGGCTCTGTAAAAGTTACTTATACGGCAGGGTACTCAGAGTGTCCTCTAGATTTAAAACTCGCAATAGTAGATTTGATTACTTACTATTTTAAAGACGAACATAAGTCTCGTCAGACTATTGCCGGTGCAAGCCTCCAGAATCAGTCGTCTAGCAGTATGGCAAATAACATTGCATTTCCTGATCATATTAAACGCGTTTTGGACTTGTATAAAACCTTTTAATGTCTAATAGATCTTTTACAAAGGGTTTCTCTAATAAGGTATTGGAGTCTTTGGAACGAGATGTAAGACGCCAAGTACAAAGACAAGCGGGCCAACTTTTGATAATACCTGGACCTGCCGAAATTAGAAAAGCAATTACAGATACTTTTCAAGGGCAAGCAGTAGAAATAAAAGATGGTACTATTACAACAGCAATAGAAAAAGCAAGAAAAAGAGCAGAAGGTTTTCAAAATTTATACAAAGCTAGAGACCCTGTACGTTTTGATGCAATATCAGTAAAGTTTAAGCAGATAGTACCGCTACCCAGTATCATATTAGGAAAAAATGCTTTTATAGTAACAAGTTTTTACTACTCTGTAAATCAGATAAAAAGAACTATACTAGACCATATTGAAAGACAAGCTGGTATTAGCAAAGACCAAAGAAGACAATTAGCAGGAAATATACACAAAGGTCATGGTATGCGAGGAAGCGCAGTATCTCAAGTACAGATAGCTTCCAGTATCGCCGGAGCAACTTCTGAGCAAAAACAAATATTGCAAGACAATTTTCAAGCGTACTCTAAACAGGCAGACATACCTAAAAGTATAAGACATGAAATTTTAAAGCTAGTTAATGTTCATGATCAAATGGTAACAAGTAAAGGGGCTTTAAAAGACGAATATTTTTCTATTGTAGAGTTTCAGTTTGGTAAAGAAAATATAGGTGTTGATGCTGCTTACGAAAAATCAGTTTTACAAACTTGGAAGCGTTTCGTATCTAGTGAATTTACAGCGGACGATATGCTAAATCAAAAAGGTTCTGGAAGCCTTTTGGACAAAATTGAAGATAAAGTAATACTTGAAAACCTAACAAAAGGTAAAAAAGTAGTAGCTACAAAACGCAAAAAACCTGTCAAAAGTAAGACAAAAAACAAAGTTAAAACTAAAGGCACTAAACAAAAGACAGGAAAAGTTAGCACGAAAGCTGGAGGCTCTCGTAAAAAGCCTAGAGCCGTTAAAGGTGTTTCAGCTAGCCCTTTAGCATTGATAGGAATTTTAAATCAAAAATTACCCGAAACCGTAAGAAAAAACATGGATCCTCCCGCACTAGAGAATAAAACAGGTAGGTTTGCAGATAGTGTAAAAGTAACTGATATAGCTCAAACGCCTCAAGGGTATCCTAGTATCGGATATACTTACAGAAAGGACCCTTATCAAGTATTCGAAGACGGAGTAGGTGCACCTCCTTGGGCTAACGGACAAAGAGATCCAAGAGAGTTAATTGACAAATCTATCCGAGAAATAGCAATCGGTTATGCAATCGGAAGATTCTACACTAGGAGACTATAGTGGCAGCAAGAGACTATACAACAAGACGATCACAGATACTAGCAGGTTTAGTGACTGTACTTAAAGGTATTAATGGTTCCGGAAGTTTTAGAATGGATTTAAGTAATAATGTATCTAAAAGACTTTTATTTTGGGACGAAGTAGAGGACTTTCCCGCAGTCCACTTAAACGCAGGAAGCGAAACAAGACAGTATCATGGTGCAGGACACAAAGATAGGTTTTTATCTGTAACACTAAGATGTTATGTGAATGCGGAAGATGCGGTTGAAGAATTAGATAAACTACTCGAAGATGTAGAGACAGTCTTAGAGGCAAACTCTAGACTATCTTATTTCGATTTAAATGGTGTAACTCAGTACACCCAACAGATCACAATCGTTAGTATAGACACTGACGAAGGTGTACTTGAACCTTTAGGCGTAGGAGAAATGCTTATTGAGGTTCGATACTAGAAAATGCAGGCACGAGCAAACGTTCACGCCCTAGCCTTTTCAAGACAATCATAGGAGATTAACTATGGCACAATTATATTTTAGTAGAGACGTAAAAGTCTACATACAGACCGCCGCCGCGACCTGGCAGGTACCTGTACTAGATGGATATTCTTTTTCACAAGGGACAAACTCAGTTGAAGTAACTTTAGCAGAGATGTCGGGTTCAGGTAACGCTAGTAAGCGAGGCCGTAAACTTTTTAATGACTCTTTGGCTCCGGCTGAATGGTCTTTTTCAACATACGCTAGACCTTTTACAGCAGCAGGCGCGGCATTAGGACAACATCCAACTCATGCTTCTACAGCAGGTACAGGTAGTGCCGACGCAGCAGCGGAAACTCACGCAGTAGAGGAGGTTTTATGGGCACTAGCAGCAGGCGCGGCAGTTTATAATACTACTGACAGTACTTATGAAAGTGCTGGTGGGGCCGCTTATACTACCCCGGGTGCAGGTACTCAGGCTATCAGCTTTGCTCAGTCAAATCTTTCAGCACTAGGAACAGCTACTATCTGGTTTGAATTGCCTGCGGATGATGGCACCGATCCAGCAATTTATAAAATCAATGGATGTGTTGTAAACGAAGCTACAATGAACTTTGATATTGATGGTATTGCTCAGATTGACTGGTCTGGTATGGGTTCAGAAATTGAAGAATCTGATCAAACTGCTCTCAACACAGCAATTGCAGTAACCGGTTCAGGTATTTATATCGATGAAGGTATGGGATGTGATGTAACAGGTAACTTTATTCGTAATCGCTTAAGCACTATGGCACTAACTGCATCTAATACTACAATATTCCCTGGAGCTTCAAGCAACGGTGTATACAGTATTGTATTGACTGGAGGAAGTATTACTATCTCAAACAACATTACTTTCCTAACTCCTTCTGAGCTAGGATGTGTAAATGTTCCTCTTGGACACGTTACAGGTTCTCGTACTATTTCAGGTAACATTGATTGTTACTTAGATAATGAAGGGATTGCAAGTAGCGGCGAGTTGTTCGAAGATTTGACTAGCTCAGCAGCACGTAGCCTTGCTACTAATCAGTTTGCACTTACTTTAAATGTGGGAGGAACAACTGGTCCTGCAGTATCTTTTGCTATGCCAACAGCTCACCTTGAAATTCCATCACACGACATTCAAGACGTTGTATCAGTATCTACTTCTTTCCATGGTCTGCCTAGTACAATTTCGGCAGCTGATGAATTAACAGTTACTTACAAGAGTTAATAGCTAGTAAAAAATATTTCTTGACTTTTTTGGTGAATTGAAATATACTATGTAATAGAAAATCGAAGCAGGGGTGAATTTTCACCTCTGTTTTGTTTCCAAACATTAATAATAAGGATTAAAAAATGAGCGACAACCCTGTTTCTTTAGCTAGTCTCATGACTCCTAGCAAAACTGTAACATTAGACTTTCCTGGATACGCTGGCATGACAGTAGACTTATGCTACCTAGCCAGAGAAGAACTAGTAAAACTTCGCAAAAAATGTGTCACTACAAAGTTTAGCAAAAAAACGCGTCAACCAGAAGAAATTCTGGATGAAGATAAATTTCTACTAGAGTATTGTAAAGCTGTTATTAAAAGTTGGTCGGGCCTAAAATATCGTTACCTAGAAGAGCTTCTTTTGGTAGATGTATCGGCTTATGACTCCGATGATGTTTTACCTTTTACCCAAGAAAATGCAGAGCTTCTGATGAAGAATTCTAATGATTTTGATACTTGGGTCACTGATACTGTAGGCGATTTAGAAAATTTTACTGGGAACAAGTAGGCGAAATAAAATCCCTACTTGAAAGATACATAAAATCTTCCTCCCAGATAAGTGTAGAAAAATACTTACTAATCTGTGAACAATTAGGGCAAGAGCCTGATCCTCGAAAGATGCCACCAGACCCTGCGGATTTTCCGCACGAGGTCCATGTGGCATTTTTTATATTTGGGTTTTTATCAGATGTTTGGGACGGGATGTCCGGAACCTATATGGGAAAGGATTGGTCTCCCATAGAATACTTTTTTAGTTTGTATGATGTTCAAGAGCCTCAAGTTATACTACAAATCATGAAACTATACGAAAGTACTATAATGGAACATAAAGCGGAAGAAGCAACTAAAAAACGGAAAGCAGAAGAACGGAAATCTGCGGGCGGTGGAAAGCAGTACACCCATAATGTGAAAGGCTAATGGCAAAAAACGAGATAAAAGTTGGTTTAAAAGTAGATGACAA